GGTTTCCCGTTTGAATCTAATTCATATCTTACGACAGTTCTAAAAAAGTAATTTTGATTACTGCCAGGTAACTTATTAGCAACTGATTGACTATAAGCATACTTAAAAGTATTTGCCATTTTACCTTTTTTAGTTATTTATGAGGTAATTTGCATAAGGCAGGGATCTCATTGTTTTCAACTCCATAGTATTTACGGGATGAAACTTACCAACAACTTCTCCCCACCCATAATTTCTTGCTGACCCCCAGTGATAATTGATACCACGAAAACCCCAAGCAAATACTTCTGTTACTGCAACTAATGGATACTGGTCATACTGTATATTTGGAGTTGTTGGGTTATAAACAAAAGTATAATAACTACCGACTTCAGGAACTAATTCCTCAGAAAAAGTTTCCATAATCATTTCCATAATATCATCAGGACTTTCATTGCCAACTAAGTTTTTCTTAATAGAAAGACCTCTATCTATACCACTACTTTGTTGTCTTTGCTTGATTGTCTTCCTTGGCATTACTTAATACCTAGTTCGTCTTCTGTTATGATTTTAAATTCAATTCTTCTATCAGCACAAAACTCTTCGGCAGCCTTCCATTTTGCTTGGTTCTTTGCATACTCAGTCGCCTCATAGATATATGATTTTGTTTGTCTCTTTGGCGTTTTTGGTGGTCGTGTCTGCTTCTTTGGTTTAACTTCAATCACATAAGTTTTAATTCTTCCAGAGTTCTCTTTCAACTTAATAATAAAATCTGGAAAATACTTATGAATTCTATTATCTAGTGGAGACACATATGGGATTGAAAATTCTTCACTACCCCACTGAAGAACATTTTCATTCAGGTCACACCATCTGCAAAACTTGCGTTCCCAACTACTACGGCATATAATATTATTTGGGTTGCCTTTGTATTTGTTTGGGAAGGATGGGTAGTATCTACTTTTATAAGTTTCTCCCATTATCTCTACTACATAATATATAAGGTAAATCTATTTATAGATGGCAGTTAACGCACCCAGACCAAGAAGAAGATCTGTATCTGATATAAAATCTAATTTGTTGCGACCAGCAACAACATCTCACTTTGATGTTTTCATTCAAGAACCTCCTGGTGCTGAAGAATATACTTGGGAAAAATTCAAGAGCGACAATCAACTCTTGGGTTTTGACCAAAACTTTTTGCACCTGTGTTGTTCAGAAACTGTATTGCCAGGATCATCTCTTGCAACAACAGAGATTAATAATGATTTTACTGGTGTAACAGAGAGACACGCATACCGTAGATTGTTTGATGATCGTATTGATCTAACTTTTTATGTTATGCAGGACCAATCAGTACCAACACCCGATAGTATATTGGGAAGAAAGTCTCTGGTTAATCAATTCATTAAACAAAAACCATCTCCAAACTCTTATTTGCCCATTAGATTATTTGAAGGGTGGATAAAGTATATTGCGAATGAATCAATAGCAGGGGAAAATAGTATTGTAAATAAATATTCCTCATACAAAATGAGATATCCCGAAGAATATTATGGTGACATAGCAATCACAAAATATGAGAGGGATTATAATCATAATATGTTGAAATATAATTTCATAGGTGCATATCCAATCTCTGTATCATCAATTCCAGTTTCATATGATGCTTCTGATTTATTAAAGTGTACTGTTTCATTTTCTTATATCAGGTACTTTATTGAACAGGTGTCTGGCAATAAGGATAATCTTGGTCAGAATCCATTTGCAGAGATTACTCCACTCACAGCAGCACAAATAAATCAATCATTTTTTACTAATCCGATTGATTTTAGGTTTGGGTCTGGGTTTGATTACTCAAAACTTACGGTGGATAATGGAATCTTTAATCAATCTCTTAATGGGGGCCAATTACCATCCTTCTTTTCAGAAGGATATACTGCACAATTCGTGCCACAAAAATTCCGCAATAAATAATCACACTGAAATAACTTTATAGGATATTATGCCTTTACCAAAGATTTCTACACCAACTTATGAACTTGAGTTGCCTTCAACTGGAAAAACAATTCAATATAGACCTTTCCTTGTAAAAGAAGAGAAAGTTCTTGTGATTGCACTTGAGAGTGAAGATACAAAGCAAATCACAACAGCTATCAAGACAGTCATTAAGAACTGTATTCTAACCAAAGGTATCAAAGTAGAACAACTTCCTACATTTGATATTGAATATCTCTTCTTGAACATTCGTGGTAAGTCTGTTGGAGAAGTTATCGAGGTTAATATTGTTTGTCCTGATGATGAGGAGACTCCAGTAAAAATTGAGATTAACTTGGATGATATTCAAGTTCAAAAGAATGATGAGCACACTAATAAGATTAAACTTGATGATGAGATTATGATGCAGATGAAGTATCCTTCATTGGACGAATTCATCAAAAACAACTTTGACTTGGAAAATGGTAGTGAGATGGATCAATCTTTTGAATTGATTGCTTCTGGTATTGATACCATCTTTACTGCAGATGAAGTATGGGCTGCTTCTGATTGCACTAAAAAAGAAATTCGTGATTTTATTGAATCAATGAATTCATCTCAGTTCAAAGAGATTGAGAAGTTCTATGCGACTATGCCTAAACTTTCGCATGTGGTTAAGGTAGTGAATCCAAAAACCAAAGTTGAAAGTGAGGTTGTTCTTGAGGGTCTAGCAAGTTTTTTCGGGTAGGTCTAAGTCACATGGACTTAGAGTCATACTTTAGATTAAACTTTGCCTTAATGCAGTATCATAAATACTCATTAACAGAGGTAGAAAATATGATGCCTTGGGAGCGTGACATTTATGTTGCGTTACTTCAACAACACCTTGAAGAAGAAAAATTAAAACACCAGCAAGCAAATGGCATCTGATCTTGACGATCTCCTAAAATCTATACGCGACGAGGCAAAAAAAGAGTCTGCTCTCGTCGTGTCTGAAGGAGATGGTGAAGATAAATTAGTTGATGAAGAAGTAGATGAAAGAATTTTAAGACTACTTGGTCTTGATGATGCCATTGGTATTGACTATGCCACATACAAAACTCTTCTGAGGGAGAGGATGGCTGCTGGCAGAATGTCGGACAGTAAAATTCCTACAGAAGAAACAGAAATACTCACAGAAGAATTTAAGAAGGTCAAGAGAAAGACTGGTAGATTCAAAGTAAAGAAGAAAAAAATTAAGGCACAGGATATTCAAACCACCAGTCCTCTGAAGAAACTGGGTGGAGTTACTGCACCAAAACTTTTACCAGCAGCAAAGGAAGAAGAGAAAGATTATATTGGAGATATTATAAAGTCTCTTGATAATATTATTGAAATATTAAAACAACAGAACACTTTAATCAGAGATACTGCAGAAGCACAAAGAAAGAAAGAAGAGAAGGAGAGTAGAAAAAATTTAGAAGCAAATCTTGAGAAAGGGTTTAAGAAGACTGTAGATGGTGCGATGAAGATAGTCGCTCCAGTAAAAGGTATTCTTCAAAAAATTATTGATTTTATAATGGGAATTATCTTAGGGAAATTCCTAATCAAGTTAATTGACTGGTTCTCTGACAAAGAAAATCAAGACAAACTAAAAGCAATTGGTCAGTTTTTAAGTGACCATTGGCCTAAATTTGCTGCAGCGTTTTTATTATTTGGAACAGGTCTTGGTGGATTAGTTCGTGGTTTTATAGGTCTTCTTGTTAAGGGTGCAGTTGGATTAGCAAGAGCAGCAGCAGGTTTAGCGGCTAGAGCAGGAATTGGTAAAGCAGGTGGTGTAGCAAGATTCCTTGGTGGAAGAAAAGCAAAACTTTTAACTGGTCTCCTCACAACTGGAGCAGTTGCTGTCAGTGGCACGATGCTCTCAAATAAAATTGAGGACACATTTAAACCAGAACCAATGCCAAAAATTGAGACACCAACTGTTAAATTCAGTGGTGGTGGTGAAGTATTCAGTAAGATGATGGGTGGTATGATGGGGATGGTTGGCAAATTTGGCAAGTCTTTGGTTGGAAAGTTGGGAACTTTTGGTGGATTTGTGAGTGGTGAGAAGGGTGTTGATAAAGTTCCTGCTATGTTATCTGACGGTGAGTTTGTTATGTCTCGCGGTGCCGTTGAAAAATACGGTGTTGCAAACCTGGAGAGAATGAATGCTGCTGGTGGTGGTAATAACAGACCTCAGGTTGTTCAGAATGTTATCAAAGCTCATGGTGGTGGACTGATTGGTAGTAACGTAAGGAAATTGCCAGGAGATGGTGAAAAAACTCAAGTAAAAGGACAACCAGAGACTTCATCAACATCTGTTAATATGAATATGGGTGGAGGTTCTTCTGGTGGTTCTAACACAACAAACTTAAAGATTGGAGGAGGTTCTCTAAAAAGAAACTATGTTTCCACCAATCCAACATTTAGTCCAAAAATGAATTTTGGTGGCAACAAAAGCACCTTTGCATCATTTGGTGGCAATTCTCTTAATATTTTCTCACCAACCATTAACAGTTCTATGTTTGGTGGATTTGGTGGTGGTAATATGATTATGGGTGTTAATAATGTCCTACCAATGATGATGATGGTTGCGACTAATATGCAAAGGAACAGCGTTGGTGCTGGAACTCAAGGAACTATGAAAGCAGTTCCTCAATTGAGACCAAATAAGGCAAAGGTAAGTATTCCAGAAGCACCATCTAGAACTCCTGTTGCACTTCAGGCACCAGTTATGACTACTACTTCTGGTGGTAATTCTGGGTCAGATGAATATCAAGAGTTATCCCAATTGCCTTCTTTCAATGCGTCCTTTAGTTCTAAAGACAAATCAAGAAACTCCAAGATTCTGGGTATTTTCTAAGACATGAAACTACTACCATCAGCACCGTCAATCAAGACGCAAACTAAAAAAATATCTTCCAAGTCAGTTAGTAGTGGCGGAAAAAGTGGTGGCCATAAAGGATTGGTATCAGTTAAGTCTAGAGTAGTAAAGATTGAAAAACTACTTGGTAGTCAAAACAAACTTTATGCTAAACAAAAAAAGAAGGCACAGAAGGTAGACGAAAAAAAGACTAGAAAAAAACAAGAATCTAAATTAGAAAAACCAAAAAAGGGTGAAGAGGGCAAAGAAAAAAAGAAACTTTTGAAGGGACCAAAACTTGGTTTTCTTGATAGAATAAAATCTTTTATTGGAAAAGTTTTATTAGGATTCATCGCCGTCAGGATGATCGATTATCTTCCTCAGATGATCGCATTCATACCAAAAATTGATGCAGCTGCTACTTGGATTGTTGATTTTGGCATTGGTGTTGTTGATGGGTTTGGTAGTTTTGTTAAAGGTGCATATGATTTAAGAGATAAGACGATTGGATTTATTGATGAACTTGGTGGTCAGAATTTAGTTAATACTTTTGAAAAGTTTGAAGGTGCTGTAGATGCTGCTATCACTACTATCATTTTTGCTGCCGGTGCTGGTGGTAAAGGTGGAATACTTGATGCTGTAGGAGATGTTCTTGGTGACAGATTAATGCAGCAAGGAGCACAACGCGGTGTTCAAGCAGCAGCACGCACTGGCATTGGGCCAGCAGTAGCAATAGTTGGTGGTGCTGGTCTTCTTGCTTCTGCTTTGGGCGAAGGATCCTTTCAGTTAAAGAAATTTGGAAAGGGAATAGAAAGTGGTGCAAAAAAGAGATGGGAAGAAAAACATGCATGGGAT